TCCCTTTTACTTACTTAATTGCGAGATTGAGCATAAGGCTAGGGATCGCGCCTCAGGCGCTTTTGGATCTTGATAAAAATATGCTCGATGCACTAGTGCAAGGGCTTAAGGATGAAGCTAAGGAGGTCGAAAATGCCAGTAGAGGTAAAAGGCGCGGTCGCTCTTAGAAAAGCCTTGAGGCAATTCTCTCCGGATCTAGCTAAAGAAACTCAAAAAGAGTTAGCGGCGATCTTACGTCCCATCACTATTAAGGCTAGAGGCTTTATACCTGCATCTGCACCGCTAAGCGGCTGGGGCTCAGGTAATGGCTACTTTCCTGCCTACAGCGCCTCAGAGGCGCGTAGAGGTATCGGCTACAAAGCCACACCCTCAAAGCCTAATAACAATGGCTTTAGATCCCTTGCTCGGATATTTAATAAAAGCGCTGCCGGTGCTATCTATGAGACAGCTGGGCGTAAAAACCCTCAAGGCCGACCACAGGCAAAGATGAGTCGAGTAGCTGTACCGGGTCATAAAAACTTTGGTAAGAATATCCGCTCCGGTAATAAAAACGAGTCCAAGTCTAATAACCCTAATGCAGGCGCACAGTTTATTGATGCGTTAAATAAAAACGGTGAGATCGTAAACGCTTACGTTAGACAAGAGGGCCAAGCCGGTCGAGCCAGCGGCAAGATGAAAGGCCGCGCAATCTTTAGAGCGTGGCAAGAGGACGGCGGCAAAACTCAGGCAGCTGTATTAAAAGCGATCGAAACAGCCGCTAATAAACTCAATGCAACGGCAAAGGGGTAAACGTGTCTAATATAGTTATTGATATTGCAGCCGAATTCACCGGTAAAAACGCGTTTAAGAAAGCCGAAACCTCCACAGATAAATTAACTAAAAACGTAAAGAGCTTGGCTAAAACTCTTGGTGTGGCTTTTGGTGCACAACAGGTTTTGGCATATGGAAAGGCAGCGGTAAAAGCCGCGGCGGCCGATGAAAAGGCTCAAAAGCAACTAGCCCTAGCTCTAAAGAATGTCGGCCTTGGCCGTGATGCCGCCGCCTCTGAGGGCTATATACAAAAGCTACAAAAAGAATTTGGGGTCCTTGATGACAATTTGAGGCCGGCGTATCAGACCCTAGCGGTAGCCACTCGGGATTCTGCCCAAGCCCAAAAGTTATTACAGCTTGCCCTAGATATATCAGCCTCGACCGGTAAAGATTTGGCTAGTACCTCATCCGCGCTGAGTAAGGCATTTTTAGGTAATAATGCAGCGCTTTCTAAATTGGGCGTAGGCATATCTAAAGCCGATCTCAAAACTAATTCATTTGAGGAGATCACAGCCGAGTTATCTAAAACCTTTGCCGGATCAGCTACCGCCTCTGCTAATACTTTCCAAGGCTCCATGGATAAATTGGCCGTCTCATCTGCTAACGCTCAGGAGATTATTGGCGAGGGTTTAATTAATGCTCTTAAAATTCTAAGCGAGGATAGCAGCGTAAGCGATCTAGCTACAGGCATGGAGGAATTTGCAACAGCTATATCCGAGTCCATCCAAGGCCTAGCCATCCTTATCGCTCAAATAAAAAGCGTAGGTAATCTGCCGTTTGGAGGCGCAGGTGCCATATTTGACATAGATAAATTATTCAAGTTTACGATGATCCCATATTTAAGGAGCCTTGCAAAAGGTGCAAATCAGGGCTCGGCTAATGATCCTGCCGCAGGGCTAGCGCATCTTGCCGAGCTAGAGGCCAAGTACACAGCTGCAACCCTTAAGTCAAGCAAGAAACTAACGGCAGAGGAATTAAAGCAGCTTAAGGCTAAGCAACTCAAGGCAGCCATCGATAAGGCTAACCTAGCTTTAGGTAAAGCAGACGAGGTTTTTGACCTTGAAAAGATCGGGTTACAGGCAGCTGAATTAAATCAAACGCAACAATTAAGCAAGGTAACTAACCAAGCCCAGCTACTACAAATTACAAATGACCTTGCACGTTTACAAGTTAAGCAATCTATTCTCGACCTTGACAAGGCTATCGCTAGCCAAGACGTAGCAGCTATCACGGCTGCAACTAATAAACTCAATGGTGATCTCAAAGTATTAGGCGTTTTGACTAATCAGAAAATTAAACTTACTGAAATTGAGACAATCCTCAAGGGCATACTCCCTAAGGATCTTATTAATATATCTAACCTAACTGAGGCTTTAGCTTTACTAAGTAGAATTAATGTCTTTTGTGGGGGTCCTATGGCATCTCACGCTAACCCTATTTTAAGTGATCCAAATGCTAGTCCTAAAGGTTTCCCTACAGCCACCGAGATAAACGAGGCCCTTGCTAAAGGCAGCTTTGTACCTATTGTGCCCGGCACGGGTGGCGTAACCGGCGGCTCTGGCCGCGCTGGGGCTTATGCCTCTAGCGGTTTTCCGGGCTCTGATATGGGCTACGGTGGAGGCTCTGTTACTTACGTAGATATTAAAATCGAGGCAGGTATAGGCGATCCTGAGGCTATAGCAAGAGCTGTAGAAAACGTATTCAATCAATCTACAGATAGAGGCACGTCCACTAATCGAAACTCTGGAGTTTATGTCTCATGACATGGCTACCGGAGTGGAAAATTATCGTAGGTACTACCGTTTACGACAACGTATTGAGCGTATCTATGGCAACAGGCCGAGACGATATAGATTTACAATGCAACGCCGGATATGCGCGTTTAGAAATTGTAAATACTAATAACCTACCTTTTGATATTGACGTTACAGATAGTTTAACCCTTGAGTTAAAAAACAGCTCAGGCACTTACGTACCTGTATTTGGCGGTGAGGTATCAGATTTTGGTATATCCGTACGCTCTCCGGAGGAGATAGGGTTTATAACAATCGGTAATATATTAGCCGTTGGATCCTTGGCTAAATTGACTAAGGCTCTCTTTCCCGATGCCTTGGCTAAAGATGAGGACGGCACTCAAATATTCGACATACTTAATGACCTACTGATCAATTCTTGGTTTGAGGTAGCTCCAGCTTTACAATGGTTTGACTATGACCCTACGACAACGTGGGCCGATGCTGAAAACGTAGGGCTTGGTGAGATAGATCAGCCTGGACTATACGAGATGATCTCAAGATCGGCCGATCCGGCTAGCAGCTACAACCTATGCGCTCAAATTGCACAAAGCGCTCTAGGCCAGCTCTACGAGGATAAAGCCGGACGAGTCTGTTATGCCGATGCCGATCACCGTACGACCTACCTATCCACTAACGGCTATACGACTATCTCGGCTAATTACGCTACTCCCTCAAGTATTAAAACGATTTTACAGATAGGCAAGATCCGTAACTCCCTAGTATTTAATTATGGTAATAATTACGCCAATAGTGCTACGGCTGTAGATGCAGACTCAGTAGCCAATTACGGCAGGTACCAGCGCAACGTGACCTCTAACCTGCACGATTTGGCCGATGTTAATACCGTTATGACTAGAGAGCTTGGCCTACGCGCTATCCCTAGAGAGCAACTACAAAGCCTTACCTTTAGGCTGGATAACAATAACCTGCCAGATGCCGAGCGTAATAAGCTGATAGACGTATTTTTTGGGCAACCGATGATTATCAGCGATCTACCGATTAATATGTTTAACGGCTCATTTAATGGTTTTGTAGAGGGTTTTGCTATTAGAGCTACGCCGGCATATGTCGATATGACCCTTACCCTAAGCCCTACAGATTTCTCTCTAGTCGCGCCACAATGGGACACGGTAAACCCGCCTAGCCTGATTTGGACAGGTGTAAACGCTACACTTGAATGGGAAAATGCAATCGGAGGTTTAACGTAATGGCAACTACTACCCCTAATTTTGGATGGCCGGTCCCTACATCGACCGACCTAGTTAAAGATGGAGCTACGGCGATCGAGGCACTAGGTGACTCGATTGATGCCTCTTTGCTCGATCTTAAAGGCGGCACTACTGGACAGGTATTAAGCAAAAACTCTAATACCGATATGGATTTTGTTTGGGTAACAGATGCAGCCGGAGATATTACAGGCGTTACAGCTGGCGTAGGTATTAGCGGAGGCGGTACCTCAGGTACGGTAACAGTAACTAACTCAATGGCTACAGAGATCACAGCATCCGGAGATATTATTGTAGGTACAGGATCAGGCACTTTTGATA